TTCAATACAAGATAACAAAATATATTTTTACTCTGGTGTTAGTAGAAACGCTTGTAGTGAATTAAACAAAAAAATAAGTGAGTTAGAATCTAAGGCTATAACTTTGTCCAATAGTCTCTCCATTGAACCACCACCTATTAAACTTTTTATTAATTCTGGCGGTGGAACTATCGTGAGTGGTATCGCTTCTATGGATACCATTATTAGAAGTCAAGTGCCTGTTTGGACTTATGTTGATGGTTTTTCCGCTAGTGCAGCTACATTTATGACAGTTGTTGGTGATCGTAGATTTATGAGTAGAAATTCTTACATGTTGGTTCATCAACTGTCCACAACATTTTGGGGAACATACTCTAATTTTGAAGATGAAAAACAAAATTTAGATTTGATGATGAAGAACATAAAAAATATCTACAAGCAATATACTAAGATTCCTATGAAGAAACTTAACGAAATACTAAAACACGACTTGATGTGGGATGCTAAAACTTGTTTGGAATATGGAATGATTGACGAGATTATATAATGGCTCATGTCTCACATAGTCAATTTACCACTTATAATGATTGTAACCTTAAATGGAAACTTCGTTATATAGATAAATTAGGTACTTTTGTTGGTAACATACATACTCTTTTTGGGACAGCGATGCACACCGTAATACAAGAGTATCTATCGGTGATGTATAATAAATCTATTGTTGCTGCTGATAAACTTAATATGGAGTCTCGACTAAAAGAAGAGATGGTTGCTGAGTTTACCAAGATAAAAGAAAGTCAGAATGTTTTACCTTGCACCCAAGATGAGATGATGGAGTTCTATCAAGATGGTATTGCCATCTTACAACATTTCAGAAAGTATCGTAATAAATACTTCATGAAACAGAATTGGGAGTTAGTTGGTATAGAAGTTCCAATCGTGAAAGGTGTTCAAGAAGGTGTTGATGTAATGGGATACTTAGATGTTGTTTTAAGAAATAAAATATCTGGTAGAGTTGTAATCATTGACCTAAAAACTGCTACTCGTGGTTGGACAGATTTTCAGAAGAAGGACTTTAATAAAAAGTCTCAGTTGTTAATTTACAAAAAGTTTTATTCTGAATTGTTTGATGTATCGTTAGACAAGATTGATGTTTACTTTTTAATACTGAAAAGAAAGATAGCAAAAAATCCTGATTTTCCTGTAACAAGACTACAGAAGTTTGAACCAGCAAACGGAGTTCCAAGTATAAATAAGACTATGGCTAAGTTTGAAGAGTTTAGAAAAGGCGTCTTTGACGAGAAAGGTAAATATCTATTGGAAAGAACTTACGCTGCAAAACCAGGTAAGGCATGTAAATTTTGTGAATTTTATGATACGGAGCATTGTGAATGGGGGAAAATCCTTTAAAAGTAGGTATAGTAGGTAGTCGTAAATATGAAAACCGAAAGAAGATAAAAGAGTTCATCTTTAAATTAAAAAAAGATAAAGGTAATGATACTATAATAGTTAGTGGTGGGTGTAAACAAGGAGCTGATTATTATGCTAAAAAATATGCTCTTGAATTAGGTTTACAATATGAAGAATATCCACCAGCACATCAAGCTCATAATCTATACTGTCCTTTACATGAACGAAACTATGGTAAACCTTATAGTGTCAAAAACTTTTTTGCTCGTAATAAACAGATTGCCATTCATTCAGAATATGTTGTGGCATTTATTCCAAGAGGAGTTGAATCACCAGGTTCTGTATCAACCATAAATTATGCTAAAAAATTTGGAAAAAAAACCCTTGTTATTAATTGATTCATATATTTATATATACGAGTTATAAACAAGGAACAGGTTATGAAAAAAGATACTTTAACAAAGTTGACATCTGTTAAGATTCTTAAATCCCTATATGAACAATTTAAGTTTAAGACTGTCAACTCTTCAATGAATTTACAGAAGTTAGTCAATCGTTCTATCCATCAATACATACATGATAATGTTATTCAAGAACAAATAGAAACATATGACCATTTACATATTAGTGGGAGTCAGTTTTAATGAGAAAAAAAATATTAGATGCTAGTAGATTACACTTCAAGGCTCACATTGAAAAACATAGAATCAATGTTGAGAATCTATTACAGAAAGGTGTGGGTGTCGCAGAACATCCTGATATTATGGATACGATAGAAAAAGAATTAGAAATTATTGCTGAGTATGATGATAAGTTAGAAGTGTTGGACAAATACTTCTTTATGCAATATGTAGATGACAAAGAGGTTATAAATGGCTGAGATTAAGTTACCTAAACTAAAAAAAATATCAGACAATACAACAATTAAATCAAAACCAAGAAAAAAGAAAAAGAAAATATTGTTAATGTCTGATGACTTAAGAATGCATAGTGGAGTTGCTACTGTATCTAAAGACATCGTGTTTGAGACATTGAATGAATATGATTGGGTTCAGATTGGTGGTGCAATTAAACATCCTGATAAGGGTAAGATTGTTGATATGTCTCAAGGACTTGATAAGTTTGGTATTAAGGATGGTTATTTGCGAATATATCCGGTAGATGGTTATGGTAATGAAGATATACTTAGAGAGGTCATGGAGATAGAAAAACCTGATGCAATACTCCACTACA